ATGGTATTTGAAGAAAAGAAGAAAAAGGCAATAGACCTGATGGAAAATAAGAAGATGTGGCGGAGCAATTATGCCCCCCCCATCTTACGCTTGTTTTGGAAAATGGGGAGTAAAATGCCACCGCCTCCGTTTGCCCCTTTCTGGCTTAATACGATGTTCTTCGCCGCCTGGTACAGCCCTATATGGGGCATTTTCATGTGGTTCACTATCTGGAAAAATCAAGGCTTCAGCGTATTGCATGCGGTATTCATCGCCCTCTTTGCCGGTTTGCTGTTTGGTTTATTCATGGCGTTATTCCACTATTGGCGCAAGCGGTCCAACAAGTTGCCTGACTGGAAGAGCCTCTAAGAAGGCAACAATTTGAACATCAGAAAAAAGATTTATATAAAAACTGTTCACAGCTTTCACTTTTTTTTGTTTAATTTCATTTATGTTATGTGGTAATTGGTTTGCCCTGAACTGTCTATAACTCATCACTTCAAGTGACCAGTTACTACTTCTCAATGAAAAAAACCGGCCTGAGCCGGTTTCTTTTTAAGCATTCTTGATGTCGCACATTGGCAACCAGTCTGTCTCGCAGTCTTCACTTAAGATCAGATTGGTTTGCAGACCCGGATTGGTCTTTTTCTTCAAGAATTCAATCTCATACTCTTTCAACGTTTGCGGCACAGCCCGACCTTTCGGCTAGGGAAAACGTGCTGACGATTCCCGTTAATTGGAGGCATGATTTCCAGCAGCTCTAAAGCTTGTTCTGAGAGAGGGGCTATATGATCACGTTTTGCCTTCATACGTTCCGCTGGAATACACTACTGCTTGTTCTCGATATCGGTCTCTGACCAAGCTATTGCTGAGGCTTCTGCAGGGCGTATTGTAGGCATGTGCTGCTTCTTCGGGCGTTCGAAAGCATTACCTATACCTGAAGCTGGATTCGCCTCAATCAATCCCACATTCACTGCATAAATCATTATCTCATTGATGCGCTGAACTAACCTTCCGACAGCTTCTAACGCTCCACGTGCTTTGATTGGCTCTAACACCTGAATAAGTGTGCATGCTTTCAGCTCCTGAACAGGAATGTTCTCGATCTCGGACTTCTACAGACACAAAAAAGCCCGCAAACCTAGAAGGGATGCGGGCTTTCAGGACTTCTCCGGACTTATCTGGTAATAACCGGATCATTATTTGGTGGAGCTGGGGGGATTTGAACCCCCGTCCAGAATTACTACATTTTTTACTTGATGTTGATTGTTATTGGTTTTATTTATAATTCAATCAGTTAGTTAGTATCTGTTAGTATCTTTTCGTTTCCCTTAGTATCCACTGCCGCCACTTTGTCGCCATTTTTCGACTTCCATTTTAGGTTTGCCAAAGGGTTTTTTGTGGTCGCATCTTCCAAGTGTTCCAAGGCGAAATGAGCATAAACCATCGTCATTTTTATATCCGCGTGTCCCAGAATATCTCTCAGAACAAGGATGTTCCCACCGTTCATCATGAAGTGGCTAGCGAACGTATGGCGGAGAACGTGAGTGCATTGGCCTTCAGGAAGAACAATCCCCGCTCTTTTAACTGCCCTTTCAAATGCTTTTCTACATGGGGAAAAAACCGCACCACGCTTTTTAGGTATATCATCATAAAGTTCCTGGGTGATGGGTACTGTTCGGTTCTTCTTCCCTTTTGTTTTGATGAAAGTGATACGATATTTTGATATTTGTTGCCCCTCCAACTTTTCCGCTTCACTCCATCTCGCCCCTGTTGAAAGGCAAATTTTGGCAACTTTAATAAGATCAGGATTTAATGATTCTTCGCAGGCATCTAACAGACGCTTAATTTCGGCGTCCTCTAGGAATGTGAGTTCGGTCTCATGGATCCTGAAAAGAGGTAGTCCAGTTAGGGGGTTTGGGGCTGTCCAATGTCCAAGTTTGCGAAGTGTGCCAAATACAGCCGAGAGGTTCAGCTGTTCAAGATTAATCGTCCGTGGTTTCACTGCTTGGAGTGCCACGCCTTCCTTGGTGATTACCTCTCCTTTCAATCTCTTTTCACGGTACTTTGAAAAATCTGCTGCTGTTATTTCTGTTGCTATTGGGTCGCCGAGTGCATCGCAGATGACCTTTAATTTTGCGTTCATTTTTTTGGGGGCGGCCAGGGTTTGTCCATAGAGAGAATCCCAGAGTTTGATCAAGTCAGAAAGCTTGCGCCTGTCAGCCTTTTCACCCATCCAGGGTTTGCTGCTTGCCTCTTCCATTGTGAAAGACTCAAATGCTGCTGCTTCGCCTTTCGTAGCAAATAATTTTCTTACACGTTTCCCTTTACGTCCGTTTGGATAGCATTCACAAAGCCATTGTCCATCCGGTTGCTTTCTGATCGTCATTACTCAAGCCTTAATAAATGTGCCCGCAACTTTGGCGATGATTTTGATGTCTTCGGTTCCGCAATCAAAAGGTACGCCACCGCCTAAAACACGAACTTTTTTTATGGGAATAAATGCCAATTCTCGAACTGTAAATTTCCCTTCAATATTGACCAGCCATTCACCATCTGAATATTCAGTGAACCCTTTATCAACTATGTATGTTTTGTTTTCAGTGCGTACCACATGAGCAGAGATGAGGTTATTAGGCAAAAACACCTTATCGAACATCATGTGTCCTGATGGTGAAAGACTCCCGTCTTTCAATAGGTAGCTTTCAAGCCGATCAATGTCTGACTTGGAGTGTTCATACTTTACGCCCTCTCCAGTAGCCAACCACTTCAATGAAACTCCAGTTTCTAAAGCACACCAAACAACATAATTCCCAGGGAACTTATCTGTTGTATACCAGGTTGCGAGTGTGCTTTTTGAGATGCCGAAGTGTTCACATAAAGCCTGGCGGAATCTGAATCCATAGGCTTCAACCATACGTTCAATGGCTTCTTTGCCACCTTCGTTAAAATTCATAATGTTCCGATTCTCGAACTAAAAAGTTGACAGTTCGATTTCTCATGCGTATAAATCAATTGTTCGCCGATACGAACAAATACGAAAAGAAACCATAAGATACCAAGAAATACGAACCAAACGGAGATATTGCCCGATGAGTGGAACTATTTCAATCGAGATTCCGAGCCTTTGGGTCTACCCAGAGCAATTCGCCGCATTAGAAAACATGTCAAAGCACACTGTTTATAAGTGGAAAGAAGCTGGAAAGTTAAAAATCATCCCAAAAAAAATAGCCAAAGGAAAAACCAAGGCAGGCGGAAAGATTCAAATCAAATACTTCGAATACAAAATTCAACAAATGAAAGCATTGGGCTGCCCCGACGTAGCAATCAATGTTGTCGGATGGGATAAGTTTGCCGCCAAAAAAGGGGCGTAACTATGTTTGATTATCAAACATCTATACATCCCCACCTGGATACAGCTTGCCGCCGCTTCTCACTGGCGCACAACCTAACCGAGGTTGCTGCCGTAATGGGTATTTCTGCCCAGGTATTACGCAACAAACTGAATCCAGATCAGCCCCATCGTTTAACAGTAAACGAGCTGATCATGCTGACTGATATCACTGATGATTCGGCAGTTCTGGATGGTTTGCTGGCACAACTTAAATGTTTACCTGCTGTGCCAGTGAATGAAGCGAAACCAAATAATTTACCGATGCACGCCCTGAGTGCTACGGCCGCAATCGGTGTTATTGCCGGTGAAGCCATTTCCCCTGCGCCTATGACGCAATCACGTAGAAACGCCATTTTAGACCGAGCCAATCAGGCGATCCGCGATCTGTCCTTGCTCGTTGTGTCTGTTGAGTCGCGTTTTCACACCACGCCTGTGCTGGCATCTGCAATGGACGTTTTAGGTTCATGCGGCGTCATGCCTGGCCTGAACTGAGGCTATTCGATGAAAGTTTTCGCACAACTATTAAAGCAACAATCGCCAACGGCTCAACTGCGAAGCTATGGCCACGGGTGGCTTGAACTGCCAAACGGTCAGCGCTGGCAACCGGCCGCAAGCAAAGTGGCGTTTCTAAGTGGTTGCCGTCACCCGATGGTGAAGATTAAGCGCCGCCCTTGGTGGTTCCGCCTGATGGGATTAAGGGGGTAAGAGTGGAACAGCAATTGCCGAAATGGATTAGTGAAGCCCGAAAGATGATTTCAGGCACTGAAAACCGGGTGAAACATTATTGGGAAAATCTTCCAGAAGATGAACGCCGCGATCTCTGTTTCCTCTCCCAGCTGAAAAGCCGCCATGTGAAATGTGCCTGGGACGATTTGACCGAGGCGGAAAAAATCGCGCTGTGGCAGGGCGTTTTGAAGGTCAGAAAAATGCAGCAACAAACCCGTTTGCTGACGCCGGAGGATTTCAAAGGCGTTGTTGTTTGTAGTGTTAGCCGTCGAACTGACGAACAAAAAATTTCAAATCCGATGCACTGAGGGACGTATGAAAATCATCACCGTAGACGAAAAAGGTTTAATGGAGTCGTTCGCCACATTTGGCGTGAAGTACAACTACAGTCGATTTTTTCTTGGGAAATGCCATGTCACTGACGGCCGCGTTGCGCTGACGCCGTTCATGTTTAATGACACCGTTCACCTTGATAACCCGCACCAATGGTTTGCGGCCAACGCTGCTTTTTGGGTTCGTGCTTACCGTGAGTCTGAAAGCTTGGTTGAGCAGGTCGAAACAATGGCCAGTATCCGCGCTCTGTATTTTTTGTCTGGTTCACTTGGTCAAGGCCAAATCCACGAAATGATCCGCACCTGGTTTAATCAAACCAAAGAAGTGCATTGCATCGGCGCTCTGAATATTTCTCCTTTATCGCCTCTTCATAAAAAGACGTCCACAGAGTACCGCCCGGCCAATTTCCACTAAATAAAACACACCGAACGCCCACGGCTTCCATCTGGTTGCCGGGGTTTCTTGCTGCCTAAATTTGGAGTTATGCCATGAAGATGAAACGTAATGATCGCAACCAATTTCCAGTTCGATGGTGTGGATGGGATGCTGCAAAAGCTGCCTGTGACCAAACCGTAATATTGATTAAAGGCGCACGCGCTGAGGCAATGGCTGATGCTGCCGTGAAATATTCTGGCCGTCTGGATCGGCTGGCGTCTCATATTGTTAATGAAGGGTTCAGTGCTGCTGAAATCGTTGAACTGTTACGCCAGGAGTCAGAACAATTTGCCCGTGCTGGCCAGGGCGGTGCTCTATGAAAACTGTCTTGAAATGGGCGGGATCCAAGGTTCGCATCATAGAAGTATTGAAGCGTCATTTACCCGCCGGTCAGCGACTCGTTGAGCCGTTTGCAGGTTCCTGCGCAGTGATGATGAATACGGATTACCCGGCTTACTTTATTGCTGATGCAAACCGCGATCTGATCGATATGTACAAGCTGATTGCAGAGCAACCGGCCGCGTTTATCCAGGCGGCTGAGGCGCTTTTTGAAACGGGAAATACCGAGGTGGAATATTACCGTTTACGCTTTGCATTCAATTCAAAACCGGTCGGTGATAAAGACCGCGCCCCGCTTTTTCTCTACCTCAACCGTCACTGTTTTAATGGGTTATGCCGGTACAACAAAAGGGGCGAATTCAACGTTCCTTTCGGCAAATACAAAAAGCCGTACTTTCCAAGAGCTGAAATTCTGGCATTCGCTGAAAAAGCCAAGCTGGCCACGTTCCTTTGTGGGAACTACAGCGAGGCATTGAAAGCCGCGCAATCTGGGGACGTGGTTTATTGTGATCCGCCGTACCTCACAGAAACAGCTAATTTCACCGCTTATCACTCTGACGGATTCGGGCACGAAGAACATGGCAGGTTAGCCAGGAGCGCACGCCGTTTGGCTGGCCGTGGCGTGCCGGTGGTCATTTCTAACAGTGATACAGATATGGTGCGTTATCTCTATAAAGATTTTGCCATCAATAAAATCACCGCGCCGCGCAGTATAGGAGCGGCGGCCGGCAGCATCAAATCTGCCCAGGAGGTGATTGCAACCGTGGCGTGGGATTGCTAAATGGCATCTTTCGTTAACGGCCAGCATCATAAAACCCGCCAGTGGCAGCAAGAACAATTTGCCCCTGGCGCACCTTCTGGGATTAGCCTGACCGAACGCCAGTTATGGCATATCAACAAAGACGATCACGCATGGCGTGCTGAGTATTTGGCAGAAATGCCAAGTTACTTGGCGCGCTATTTTGGCGATCGTTACAGCAAATTAATGGAGAGCGGCCAGAATGGCCGCCGCCGTGCCAATACATTTTTACGCACAACATTGGGTAAAAATGTATTGCCACGTCTGCGCGAAGTTCGCAAACAGTACGCAACGGATTTCCAGGGCGCGGGCGGGGTACATATCCCGTTTGCCAAGGATATGGAAAAACTCCCAGGCTTTGATCGTGACGACGTGCGCAACCTGGCACACCGTATCGCAGATTTTATGGCCGAGTGCTTCAATGATTTTATCCGCAAGGCTTTCCTGGAAGATTCCAAATCACCCGAAGAATTAGAGTGGCGTGCAACAGCTGCTTACCGTCATTTGGCTGAGCTGGTGAACCAGTTCAGTATCACGCCGCCTTATTGGCATTCTTTCAAAGCGGGCAACAACTTCACGGCGCGTAATGCTGAGTCAGGTTTGCTGCGGATGATGGCACCGGAATGGTGGCGCGGTAAGTTGAAACGAAGCCGTGATCTGCTGCGTGAACATATGGCCATTGCCGTTGGCCAGGTGCAAAAGGCGGCATCGGCGTATGTCAGCCGTTCCACGCAAGGGGAATGGGTGGAGCAAAAGAAACGTAACCGAGAGTTTTTCAAATCGTGTGATTTAGAAAATCAGGAAACTGGGGAGCGTATTTCCCTGGCTGAGATGGTGGACGGCAGCAATGCCAACCCGGCAAAACGTCGCTGCGAACTGATGGTTCGTATGCGTGGGTTTGAAGATTTGGCCACTGAAATGGGTATGGCCGGAGAGTTTTACACGATCACCGCGCCGTCAAAATATCACGCCGTGCACAGCAAGGGCGGTTTCGTGTCTCAGTGGAACGCGGCCAGCCCGCAGCAAACACAAAAATACCTTTGCGGAGTGTGGGCAAAAGCCCGCGCTGCGTTTTCCCGTGCCGGGATCCATGTCTTTGGTTTTCGCGTAGTCGAACCGCATCACGACGGGACGCCGCACTGGCATATGTTGCTGTTCATGCGGCCGTCAGACGTGGCCGAGGTGCGGGATATTCTCTGTTATTACGCCCGCCTTGAAGACTCCGAAGAACTGCAATCCGCATACGCGCTAAAGGCGCGTTTTCACGTTGAGCCTATCGACGAAGAAAAGGGCAGTGCTACGGGTTATATCGCTAAATACATTTCTAAAAATATCGACGGTTACGCCCTGGATGGTGAAACGGATGAAGAAACCGGCGAAAACCTTAAAGACATGTCCAAGGCGGTATCTGCCTGGGCAAGCCGCTGGCGGATCCGTCAGTTTCAGCAAATCGGTGGCGCGCCGGTAACGGTCTGGCGTGAGCTGCGCCGTATGCGTGATATCACCCTGGAAAACAAATCTATGGATGCTGTGCTGGCTGCGGCGGATGTGGGGTGTTGGGCATCCTACACCCAGGCGCAGGGCGGTGCGTTGGTGGCGCGTCGTGATCTGGTTGTGCGCCTGATGTATGAAATCACTGAATGCGGCAATGAATACGGGGAAGCCGTTCAGCGTATTCAGGGAGTTTATTCGCCGTTATCGGGTCAGGGATCCGAGGTATTAACGCGCCTGGTCAAGTGGGCGATTGTTCCGAAGTTGGCCGACAGCGCAGCGGAGGCTGCTTTTCCTGGCGGCATCGCCGCCCCTTGGAGTTCTGTCAATAACTGTACTCAAAGTACGATCACCGAGTTGAAAAAGGGCATCGGTATTCAGTCCCAGGATACTGGCCAGATGGCCAAAGCGCTGGCCAGGGGGCAATATCGTGCCGCTGGATCGAGAAACCGAAATGCAATTAGAGGGCAACCGGCTGGTGGTCAGGCGACGAAAAGTATATTGCAAGGAGTGCGGGGAGGTTATCACGCCCGAAAATGAGTCATTTGATTCACCCGGCAACTGCTGGGGGTGCGCGGATGGCCATGAATTCCAGCCCGATCAGGCGGATGCGGTTAACCGTGCGTTTGAGGTGTTAGGCATTTAATGCAAGGTGAAAACTCGCAAAAGCACGTTCAGTTTGCTTTTATTCTGTAACAATTTGAGATACTGTATATTCATACAGTGAATAAGTTAAGGAGGTTGGGGAATGCGGGATTTATTTTTTGAGGAAATCGCTGTGCAACGGATGGCTTTATTTTCTCGATTGGTAGCTATTGGGGACTGTGATCAGGAAGAGAAAACGTTAGCCTTGGGATGGTTAGCTGAGTTGAATGCCCAATTGCTGGAAAGTCTGCGGCAGACAGAAAAGAAAAACCCCCAAAGCGGGGGCAGTGATTCAGGCTTGTTGCAGTAGCGAAAGCAACATTTGCTTATCGTCGGATTTCAACGATTCCACTAAGCCACGCAGTAAACTGCCCTGGCTTTTCGCGCTGGGGCTGATGGTGTGTGAAAAGGTCATATTCATTACAAAAGTATGACCACACTCAAAGTCAGAGCACGCACAATACAGGTCTGAAATCTGACGGTGTTTGCGTGACGTTTTTTTTATGACTGAGTTCGCGCCGCATTCGGGACAGATGACTTTCATCACGCGCATGTTGTTGGCTCCGGGGAAGTGATAACCCCGTGATTTTAGCCTGTTGCGGCTCATTTTTCACCCTCTGATGTTGTGTCAAAGGCGAAGTTAAGCCGCAGATGTAATGGAATTTCCGGGTCACTGTTGACCGCATTCATGATCATGCGCTGCAACGGGATCACTTCGTCCTTTCGATACGTCGCGCGGGACTTTTCCGGATCAGGTAAACCCGCTGTGTTTTGCGGAATAATGCCCGCCAGGCCAGCCGGGAACCGGTGGGCGTTCAGCACATCCTGCGCGCTGATGTTCTTCACGTTATTGAATTCGTCGTTCGCGCCGATATCCCCCACCGGAATAAACTGAATCGCCTTTTCGTTCCCGCCTGGAATGTTCACAAAGATGGTGGAGAAGTTCCCGATCCCTTTGCTGCTTTCCAGACGTTCGGTAATTTCGTCTTCTACTTCATCGGTCAGATTCGCGTCATTGGTGTAGATGATGCCCCCGGTGTGCGCCCCGTTGTGATAGTAGCGGCGGCGGAAAATGGTTGCTTCACTGTTGAGCAATGCTGAGTGAATGCCGCTGATGTAATCCGGCAGGCCGTAAATCTGTTGCTGCGGGTCGTACTGTTTGAGGAAAATCACATCATTCGGGCTGTATACCAACGGTTCACCGTCCTGCAGAACCACAAATTCCCCTGTTTTACGCACGCGCAGATACAGCGACGGCAGCGGCAGCAAATCCACCACGTCACCCCAACCCGAACGCACTTTCAGAATGGCCAGGTCGCCGCAGGATAAATAATCAAACACGCCGCCGCGCAGCTGCTCATGCGTTAAACCGCCGCCCAGATAATCCGATGCCACCATGTTGTGACGGGCATAAATCACGCCGCCGTGTTGACTGTTTAAGTTCGTCAGTTGAACCAGTGCCAGGCGGTCAATCGGCAGGGTGTAGTGATCGAATTCATTGTCATACCAGATGTCCCGGTAATTTGTGCCGGTGGTCAGGATGGGTTCCGGGCGTCCCATGCTGATGATGCTCATTTTTTTGCTACGGCCAGGCTGTTCCTTCTTAGCCTGGCGGGATGGTTTGCGTTTGCTCATGCTGCTTTTTTTCCTAATTTCCATTTAGATTTACGCTTGTGCTCAAAGTTGATCGGCTCGTTAATGACGGCGTGCGCGATTGCCCAAAAGGCATCGGCGTGGCCGGTTTCGACTGTGCGATCAGCTTTGAACGTCATGGCGTTGCCGCTGGCCGTGCTGGTGTGTCGGATGGATAGGAAAGACGCAGCAATTTCCCGGTTGTCTTTGTTCCATTCCAGGCGTTTTGCGCCGATTACGTCGATCATCTTCAACACCAGCCGGGTTTTGGTTTCCATGCCGTAGTGAATGGCCACCGCTTCACGTAGGGCAAAATGTTCAATCAGCTCAAATACGCCCCGGCCAATGCCGGTGACGTCTATGCCGATGTAAGTCATGTTGTACTTCCCGAACAGCTTTTTGATCTGCGCGGCCTGATAGGCGAAATTCATCCCTTTCCAGTGAAAAAGGCAGAGCACGCGGAATTTCTCCACGGCATAAAGCGGCGGGGCAACAATGGCAAACGTGGAGGTATCGCCAGAACGCGCCGGGTCAAAGCCTCCCCATACCTCACGGTTACCAAACGGCCGATCGGCGTTGGGGTCATGGTCTTGCCAGTCGGCCACGTCCACGCCGCAGATTTCCAGATCACTGAATTTGAAAACGCTGTCTTTGCTGTCCACAAACACGCACATATACAACATGTTGAACGTGTCACGGTTGTAGCGGTTACGCAGCTTCTCAATGCTGGCCAGGTTAAACCCGCCCTTGATCGCGTCTTCCATCGTGATGATGTACCGCCACTGGCCATCCGGGCAGAGTCGGCCGCCGTTGCGCATTTCATCAAAGGTTGGAAAGGCAACTTTTTCGCGTTTCTTATCGCCGCGCTTCCATTCTTCCCCCGTCCAGAAGGGATAAGCCTGGTGCGTTTTGGCGCTGGGCGTTGAAAAGTAGGTGGTTCGCCAATGATCGTGCGTGGCCATTGCGCTGGCCACCTCGTTAAGCTTGGCGAAGTTCGGCACCCAAAAGTATTCGTCGCAGTACAAATGGCCGCTGTAGGACTGCGCGGTGTTTTTGTTGGTGGACAGAAAGCGCAGCTCTGCGCCGTTGCTTAATCTGATCGGGTTGCCGGTCAGCACAATGCCGAAATACTGCTCTGCGATGTTGACGATGTAAGAGCGGAATACCTCCGCCTGGGCTTTGGAGGCGGAAAGGAAAATCTGCGGGTCACCGGTCATGACCGCATTTTCGAATGCCTCAATCGCAAAGTACCAGGTGGCACCAATCTGGCGGCTTTTCAGGATGTTCCTGACCTGCTGTGCCAGGTTGTTTCGCAGGTGTTTCTGATAGCCGAATAAATGTTCCTCTGCGAAAGCGTCAAAATCATCCTGCGTCATGCCGGAGATATCGTTTTTCTTATATTTGCGTTTCTTCACCGGCTCTGCGCCGTCACCGTTCCCGCCCTGGCTGTCATAGCCTCCCTGGTTGCCAGATTTAGCGGCGGCCATTTTCTCTTTATGTTTATTTGTCTGCGCACGCAGTTTCACCGCGTGAGCAATCAGCACATCTATCTCTTTTAATTCCAGCTCTGTTTTTTTGTCCCGGCCAACCAATAACTGGTAACGGCGTTCGATGGCTTCCTCTGTTGATTCGTGGCTGAGTAAATCAGCCCAATTCCCTTTTTGCGCCCAGTAGTAAATGATCCGCGCATTCGGCAGATTTAAATCCTGAGCAATTTCCTTTGGCGTGGCACGGCGCAAATATAAAGCGCGTGCGACGTCTTTTAGTCCGTCTGTGTATTTAGCCATTCGGTAATTATGCGGGGATGTTTCGGCTATTTCGTTAAGTAAATATCTGATGCAATCGGATATAGGGTTATATCCGAATTCTGCTTAATGCGGCAGGGTTAATTATTGGCGATACTGCATTCCACGGAAACAACGGAGATGAATTCCGGTATGTCAGATTCACATTTAATGACGAATTGGCTTTGTATCGCAACCGAAGGGGAAACGGTTGATAAGCGTTTTTTAACCAGGGAAATGTTAATTGACGCGGCGGAAACGTATGACCCAAAAAATATGTATACCGCACTGCTGTGGCCTGGCATGAGCGCTGGTGTGGTAATGCCGGTGAGGTGCTGGAAGTTGAGGCAAGCGAAGATGATTCAGGATTAGTAAAGCTCTATGCAAGGTTGTGTCCTTCCACTGAACTGGTACAGGCAAACCGAAACGGAAAGCTTTTATTTACTTCTGTTGAATTAACGCCCGATGGCAACTTTCGCGGCACCGGCCGTTATTATCTGGAAGGGCTGGGTGTTACAGATGAACCCGCAAGCGTAGGCACTACGCGAATGCGATTTAATAAGCGGAAAGATAATTACTTTATTGGTAATAGCACGCCGCTGGTAATTAACGAAATCAAGGATATTAACATGGCAGGGAAGGATAAGAATAAATCGAAATGGCGCAGTCTTTTCAGTATTGAAGACGAAACCCAAACGCCGGATGAAACACCGCAGGATGGCGATAAATTACAGGCAATGGCCGAAGCATTAGCCGCTCTTGAAAACCGCGTCGCTGCGCTGGAAACAAAAACGGAAGCAACGGATACAACGGTTGAAGATATCCAGACCGATGTTGAAACCGTGAAAGAAGTGGTGGATACCGAAGAGTTTGCGCGTCTGCGCGATAACTTGCCGAATATCGTAAATAACTTCAGCAAGCTGGATAAAAAGGTAACCACGTTGCCGAATAAAAATCCGAAAGGTTCCCGTAAACCATTCCAGTTCTTGTAAGCATTTATCAGGCTTTCGCCAGGGAAAAACATTAACCGCTGAGTAGCGATTAAGGATGAATAAATAATGATTTTAAATGCAAAAGCGCGTGGCTTTTTAAAGCAATTCGGCGCGGGACTTGCGGCGGCTAACGGTCTGGACGGTGGTGAGGAAAGCAATTATTTCTCACTGTCTGATCCGAAGGAAACGCAGTTGCGTGATGCGCTGCTGGAAAGTTCGGATTTCCTGAACTGGATCACCGTGGCTGATGTTGACCAGCTTTCTGGCCAGGTGGTGAGCGTGGGTGCATCCGGTCTGCATACCGGCCGTATTGCTGATGGGCGTTTTCGTCGCAACGTAGGCGTTTCAGGTAACGAGTACAAGCTGGTTGAAACTGACTCATGCGCCGCACTGCGTTGGGATCTGCTTTCAATCTGGGCAAATGCCGGTTCTGAGGAAGAATTTTTCCAGATGGTGACCGCATTTACCACGCAGACCTTTGCCCTAGATATGTTGCGTATCGGCTTTAACGGTAAGTCTGTGGCGGAATCTACTGACTATAAAGAAAACCCGAACGGCGAAGATGTGAATATTGGTTGGCATGAAATTGTTCGCAAATATAAAGACGGCAAACAAATCATGACTGATGCGGTCACGCTGGATCAGAACGGTGATTACAAGTCACTGGATGCGATGGCGTCAGACCTTATTAACACCAAAATTCCGCAGCAATTCCGTAATGATCCGCGCCTGGTGGTGTTGGTCGGTTCTGACCTGGTGGCGGCTGAACAGTATCGCCTGTACCAGGCGGCTGATCGTCCGAGCGAAAAAATCGCCGCGCAGATGTTGCAGGACTCCATTGCAGGCCGTCAGGCGATTATCCCGCCATTTATGCCGGGCAAACGCATGGTGGTGACCACGCTCGCGAACCTGCATATCTATACGCAGCGTAATACCCGTCAGCGTAAAGCGGAATTTGTTGAAGACCGTAAGCAGTACGAAAACAAATATCTGCGTAACGAAGGTTACGCCGTCGAAGAAATGGAGCTGTATGCGGCGATTGATGAATCCGCCGTGACCATCGGCACCGTTGCCGAGCCATCCGAACCCGTAGGCGGAGAGTAAAAATGAGCCTGTCACCCGCGCAGCGACACAGTGCCCGCATAGCGGCGCAAACGAAGTTAAAGCAACGCCAGGCACTGGAAGGGGCAGACAGCTTGCACGTTCTGAGCGCGGCGCTGGCCAATGATGTGGACATGTTGCACGGGCTGACATTGGCGCAAAAGGTGGCGTTAAAGCGTGATGAATTATTACCAAAATGGATGCCCACCGTTGAAAAGTACCTGAATGGCGGGGAGGTGTACCGCAATCCGATCCTGGCATGGTGTGTGATTTGGCTTTTTGACGTGGGCGACATGGACGCCGCGCTTAATCTGGCGGATATCGCCATTGAGCAGGGGCAGGAAACCCCGCCCGAATTGAAAAGCAATTTCCCCACCTTTGTGGCGGACACCGTCCTGAAATGGGCGGAAGTACAGGCCAGGGAAGGCCACCCTATTGAGCCTTATTTTTCCCGCACGTTTACCTTTGTGGCGGAAAAGTGGGAGCTGTATGAAGTGATCCAGGCCAAGTGGTTCAAGTTTGCCGGTATGCGTCAGCTGTTTGACGAACAAGGCGTGCCGCGTGCTACGGCCACCGAGGATGTGGGGCTGTTGCAAAGCGTGGACGCGCTGCTGGCCACGGCCGAAAAGCTGCATTCACAGTGTGGCGTGGGAACGATGCGCAAACAAATTGCCGCACGTATCCGATCACTGAGTAAGTAAAGACTACCGCAAGCCGGAACGGGCGCGGGGAAGGTAATACCCTTGGGTTATGTACCGTGGATCCCGGTCTGCCCGTTTCTTACGGAGAATTTTATGTTTAGCGGAACGCCGATTGATTACCAGGATGAACCGTTAACGAATGACGGATTTTGGCCAGATTTGAATCTGGCGGATTTCCAGGAACAGCGCAGCATCCCCGCCGATGTAGACGCCGGGACAGTAGCCACGGCGCTGCTGACGGCGGCCGGGGAAGTGAATGACCTGTTGCAGACCGTCAAGGATGGTTACTTGGCCAAGGGATTTGGCCAGGCCAGCGCGGTGCCGGGCATCGGTCGCCCTGGCGAAAACCTGCTTTGTGCTCGTTATAAAAAAGCAGTGTTTGCCCGCGCAAAGGCCGATTTGATCGCAGAGTTCGCAAGCCAGGGGCGCAGGGAGTCGCACCCAGGACAGGAAAGTGAAGAAACCCGCGCCGGGTTACTGGCCGAGGGTTCGATCATCATCCGGGCAATCAAGGGATTGCGCCGCGTGACGGTAAGGAAGATATGAGCCAGTTAGATGCGCTGAGTGCGTTCGTTACCCAAAGTATGCCCGCCAGGACGTTCAAGGGGGCTGGGTTTTCCAGCTATATGGATGAGCTGAGTTTTATCCCCGCACAGCGGGATTTAGGGCTGGAACAGTACCGTCTGGCGGTGATCCGTTACAACGCCGTATTGGCCTGGGACAGATTCCCGTACCGGCTGTATGACCCGCGCAACCTGGCGGCGCTGCTGCTGGTGTGGTTGATGGAATCTGACCGGGAACTGTTTGAAGAATTCGGCATAGACACCGAGTTACCTGATTTTGATATCGATCTGGTGGATGAGGAAACCGCCGTGGTGGTGATCACGTTGCCGATGGTGGAAGCGTTAAACCTGGTGAAGGACGACAACGGCAATATTCCCCTGGACGGGGCACGATGGCGGCTTGCTGATCCCACCATCTGGTTTGCCAGTGAAGCCGTGGTGTACGGCGTTGATGAACAGGGTGTACCGCTTGGCAGTGAAAAATGATTATCCGGGGTGAGTTAGACCGGGCGCAGCTTAAGGCAGTGCGCAAAAAGCTGGCCAGCCTGGAATTGCCCCCGGCCAAGCGTAAACGGCTGCTGTGGCGGCTGGGAAAATACGGATTAATACCTGCGGCTAAACGCAACATTCGAAACCAAGCCAGCCCGGATGGCCAGAAATGGCAGGGACGCCAGACGAAGCGCAAAGGCAAGATGCTGCGCAACATGCCAAAGCTGCTGCATATCCGGGAAATGCCCGAAATCGACGGGGTACGTATTTACCTGAGCGGCGGCGGATACCATAACGGAAAAAAGGCTGTGACTGCCGGAACGGTGGGATATGCCCATCAAAACGGCATGAGTGTCACGATCAGTCGTCGCCAGGTGGAGCGAAAAGGGAGGGCGGAAAGTTTGCCCGCAAGCCTTAGACAGGCCAAACGCCTGCGGGCGCTGGGGTACAAAGTGAAAAAGGGTAAGCGCTGGCGAAAGCCGCCGTTTAAAGAAATTCAGGAAGGAATGACGATGGCCAAAGCCGGGCTGTTGATCCGGAAATTATCGGGGAAAGCGGCAAAAGCGTCCTGGTCGGTCGATGTTCCATCACGTCCTTTCCTGGGTATCACGGAAGACGATTTTAATAAAGCGTTAGCGCGGCAACTCCAGGGCATCGGATTTGGCGCAGACGCAGGACACTAAGGGGAAGTTATGGGGTGGCCAACGGTCGATGTAAATCAGGTCAATCAGCTACAGGGTGAAACAAACGAGATTGAGCGCGTGGTGCTCTATGTCGGTACGGGGACAATCAACGCCGGTAAAACGCTGGCGGTGAATACCCAAAGTAATTTTGATGCGCTGCTGGGCGCAGAAGACAGCGTTTTAAAAAGTAATGTCCTTGCTGCCATGCTCAACGCCGGATCCAACTGGAGCGGTTACGTGCATGTGCTGGCGGATGATGCCGGGGAAAGTGCCTGGGCGGATGCGGTGCTGGCCGCGCAATCCCTTTGCTCTGTTGAAGGTGTGGTGTTACTGGACGATATCGCCACGAAAACGCCTATCAACAAGGCGGCAGAGCTGCGCGCCAAATTGCTGGCCAGCTTCTCACGCTGGAACTGGTTCATTCTTTCCGTGCAGGCACCGCAGGCCGAGGAAGATTGGGCGGAATATTTGGTTCGCATGGTGGCCTTACAGGCGCAGATTTCTGCCCCGTCCGTGCAGCTTGTGCCGCGTTTGTTTGGTAATGAGCCTGGCGTGCTGGCTGGCCGCCTGTGCAGTCGTGCGGTGACCGTGGCTGACAGCCCGGCGCGGGTGAAAACCGGTGCGCTGGTCTCCCTGGGCAGGGATGAAATGCCGGTGGACGGCAAAGGGGCAGCGCTGGATCTGGCCACCCTGCAAGCCTTGCAGGCGCAGCGTTTCAGCGTGCCGATGTGGTATCCCGACTATGACGGGTACTACTGGGCGGATGGGCTGACGCTGGACGCGGAAGGTGGTGATTACCAGGCGATTGAGTACCTGCGTATTGCCGATAAGGCCGCCCGTCGCGTGCGTTTGCAGGCGATTGCCAAAATCGCAGACCGCTCATTAAACAGCACGCCGTCCAGCATTGCCGCCCACCAGGCGCTTTTTGCCAAGGTGCTGCGTGAAATGTCGGTGGCCAGTCAGATTAACGGCATCACCTTCCCTGGCGAAGTGAAGCCGCCGAAGGATGATGATGTGACGATCACCTGGCAGTCAGCCACCAAAGTGGCGATTTACATCGTGATCCGTCCGTATGAATGCCCGAAAGGCATCACGGTGAGCTTGTTGCTGGATACCAGCCTGACAGGGAGTAATTAACGATGAAACGTATTTCAGGCCAGTCCACCGATGTGCGAATTGACGGTGACCTGATCCACATTGAAAAGGTCAGTTTGGATATCACGGATAACACGGCGGCGGCGTCCACTCAGGGCGTGCCTGATGGCCATGTGTCCGGGGATGTGGCGGCCGAGGGTGAGATTGAAATCTCTACAAAAGTGCTCACGCAGCTGACCGCCATTGCACGCCGTGCCGGTTCGTGGCGCGGTATCGACCCGGTGGATCTGATGTTCTATGCCAAGGCCGGTAATGAAGAACTGAAGATTGAAGCCTTTGGCTGCAAGCTGGTGGTAAGCAACCTGCTGGATAACGATCCGAAGGGCGGCAGCACGCTGAGCCATAAAATTAAGTACATGGTCACAAGCCCGCAGTTTGTGCGCATTAACGGCGTGCCGTATCTGGAAGATGAAGATACGCGCAACCTGATCGGATAAGGACATTGCACGGATGCAAGAGCACGAAAAAAGTATTTTAAGCCTGATCCTGCTGGGCGCACTCATCGCCCTGGGACAGATGCTTGTGAGCAGTGAGCCAATGACAGGAAAGCTGTTTTTTGGCCGCATTATCCTGGGTTCGGCCACCTCAATGGTGGCAGCGGCGGCGCTGATTTGGATCCCGGATATTTCGCCGGTGGCCATTGCCGGATTGGGTGCCGCGCTGGGGATTATTGGCCACCAGGCCGTTGAAATCTGGCTACGCAAAAAGGGAAGTCGTTATTTATCAGGGAAAGGAAAACTGAAATGACATTAAGCGAAAAGCAGCAATTGTTTGTGCAGCTGATTGGCCAGCTGATCGAGTGGGCGGGTGATCACGGTTACCGGCTGACCTTTGGTGAAGCCTACCGCACGCCGGAACAGGCCAAACTCAATGCCAAAAGCGGCGCGGGCATTGCCAATAGCTTACACACGCAGCGTCTGGCGATGGATTTTAATTTGTTCATCAACGGCCAATACCAGACCCAGACCGAAGCTTATAAACCGCTCGGGGAATATTGGGAATCGCTGGGCGGCGTGTGGGGCGGGCGATTCAAAACCCGCCCGGACGGCAACCATTTCAGCCTGGAACACAACGGGGTGAAATGATGGGCAAGCCGCTGGTGATTGCCGTCCTGGCGTTGTTGGCTGCGTTCGCAGCGGGCTGGAAGGTTAATGCCTGGTACAGCGATAGCGTGGAATTGATGATCACCAATGCCGCACACGCGGCGGGGGAAGCCTCCCGCGTGGCCGGTGAGAAGGTGGCCAGTGAATCCGGCCGCAAGCTGGAAAATACATTGGAGGCACTGCGAAATGCGCAGCCTGTGGAAATCCGCACGGAAATACTTAAACCTGTTTTTACTAACGAGTGTTTGTCTCCTGAGCTTGTCAGCATGTACAACGCCGCTGCCGACAAAGCCGAACGTGCCTTATCAGGAAAATCTGTTAACCAAATGCCCGGTAAAACTCCCCCGCATTAATGGGGTAACGGGTAAAGACATTACCGAACCTTTATTACTCTTAACGCCGCAATATTCAGACTGTGCGGCACGTCATAATCAATTAGTCGATGAAATAAACCAACGGAAGGAAATAAAACAATGAGCAAAATTACGATGGCTGTAAACGGCACCGCACTGACCTTTGAACCTAACGCCACCGCCTACAATAAATTCATTAACGAAATGTCGATGGATAATAAAGTGGCACCGGCAAATAACTACCTGCGTCGTATTGTTCACGTTGAATGCAAAGAAGCGCTGGATACCATTTTAGATATTCCCGGTTCTGCCCTGCAAATTTGCAGCTTCGTGAATGATCAGTTCGCGCCGAAATTAGAGATTGAACTAAAAAACTAACGGCGCGGGTACGCGCAATTGAAAATAATGGGCTGGAACAATATCTGATTTTGCGCCGCCATTATTTACCGCATGAAAATGACGACCCCGAAAACTTAGCCCGTGCCGTGTGGCTGGATAACCGGCATTGGGAGAATCAACGCATAGCTGTAGCAAATGGCATTGCCCTGGCATTTAAAGGCGAATAATGGCTGATTTAGATTTTACACTCAGTTTAATTGACAACATGACGCGCCCCCTTCGCCAGGTGCAATCCTCTGTGAGCGGGTTCGCCCAGGAAAGTGCGGCCGCCTTTGGCAAAGTGGCCATCGGTGCGGCTGCGTTGTGGGGCGTGGGCGCGTCAATTACAGCTGCATTGGATCCGGCCATTCAGATGTTTGACGCCATGCAGGAAGCCAGCGCACGCGGCATTAATGATGATGCGCTGGCCAAAGTCACAGACGACGCCCTGAAATTCAGCGTGCGATACGGGGAATCGGCGGTGGAGTTTGTCAAATCCTCCGCCGAAATCAACGCCGCCGTGGCCGGGCTGACGAACGCCGAACTGCCCCGCGTCACGGTGGTGGCCAATACCGCCGCCAAGGCGCTGAAAAGCACGGCCGGGGAAGCGTCGGAATTCATGGGGCAGATGTTTACCCAGTTCAGCGGCTATGCGGCCGAGGTGGGCAAAGTGCAGTTCGCGGAAGAACTGGCGGGCAAAATGGCCTACATGAAAAACCAGTTCGGCACGGACATGGCCACCATTAAAGACCTGATGGAAGGGGCGCGGGGTGTCGGTTCCAACTATGGCGTGGGGATGGATGAACAGCTGGCCGTATTGGGTGAGCTGCAACGCTCATTAGGCACGGAAGCGAGCGGCTCTTATGAAGGGTTCCTAAGCGGTGCCGCAGCCGGTGCGCAAAAGTTGGGGTTAAGTTTTCAGGATGCCCAGGGGAAAATGCTGTCCATGCCCGCCATGCTGGAAAAACTCCAGGGTAAATACGGTCAGAGCATCGAGGGCAATCTCAAGGCACAGGGAGAATTAGACGCTGCCTTTGGTGACAGCGCGGCGGTGATTAAACAGCTGTACGGCAACGTTGATCTGCTGAAACGCAATATCACCGAGCTGGGCAGCAATGACGGCATGAAGCGAGCCACGGAGATGGCCGAGAAAATGACGCGCCCCTGGGACAGGCTGACGGCGATCTGGTTTGCCATGCGTGCCGCGATTGGCTCCACGCTGTTGCCGGTGCTGTATCCGCTGGTCAACAAAATCGCGGACGGTGGCGAACAGCTGACGCGCTGGATGCGGTTATTCCCCAATATTGCCCGCGTGATCGGTTATGCCACCGTGGCGTTGCTGAGTTTTGCGGCCGTGGGGGCTATCGCCAATATTGTGATGGGCGTTCACGGGTTCGTGATGATGGGCGTCACGCGCCTGCTGGCACCGATGGCCAGGCTGTTAGGGCTTAACCGCGTGGCGATGGTGGCCAGTAATGCCGTGACGCAGCTGTTTAGCGCCGGGTTACGTGGGCTGCGCGTCACCTTGCTGGCCGCCAGTATGGCCGCCCGCATAGGTTCCGCGTCATTCTTGCTGATGATTGCGCCGGTGGCGGCGATTGCGCTCGCTATTGCGGCGGTGGTCATTGCGGTGATCAAGTTCTGGCAGCCTATCAAAGCCTTTGTGAGCGGATTTATCAGCGGGTTCGGCCAGGCGGCCGGTGCGCTGACCCCTTTCAGCGGGCTGTTTTCCGGGATTGGCAAGGCAATTGGCTGGGTGTGGGACGGCGTAAAAACATTAGTGGGCTGGTTCGGTGACCTGCTGACCCCGATCCAAATGACGCAGGGGCAACTGACGAACGTCACCAGCGCGGGCGAAACGTTCGGGCGGCTGGTGGCAGCGGCTATCAACATCATTCTGATCCCGCTTGAGCTGGTGTTTCGGGCGATCGGCGGGATGGTGGATATGTTCAAGATCGTGCGTGACGGTTGGATTGATGTCGTGAAGTCCTTTGATATCAATTCGCCGGTGGAGTCTTTTGAAAAGATTGCCAGCGTGATCGGAAACGTATTCGGTAAGCTGTGGGATTCGTTGAAAGCCTCGTTTACCGGCACATACAACTGGATTGTTGAGAAGTTAAATAATATTCCCGGCGTCAATATTGAGCTGAAAGAAGTCCCCGTGACGGTTACGCCTAAAGGCATGCCACCCGTGAATACGATGCCAAATTCTGTGGCCAATGCCTCTGCGGCCATGCCGCCAGGATTTAACGGCGTGACGAATCAAATCAGTGGGGCGGGAAATAAAAACCCGGTGCTGCAACCGCCACAGCCAATCGGTAACGATATTCTGACGGGGGGAACGGTAAAAGGTGTGGAGCGTGGCGGGTTGAAAAAGGAAATCAATACCAATACGGAAACCACAATTGATAACAGTAAAAAAATCGGCACCGTGAATATTCATCCTTCGAAAGGATTAACACCGGCCGAGCTAATGGAATGGCAGGAATTAAATTAATGACGGATTTGCTGTATGTCGATCTCCTTATTACCGGGCGTGATTTCACGCTGAACGCAGGTAATGAACCGGGCTTGTGTAATAACCGTATCAGCATTGCACAGGATATTGTCCACGCCATTATTGAAAGCGGGTTAACCACGTTATTAGTGGCAGAGCGCAGCCCGACATTACGCGCCGATGTGATCACTCAAATGGTTTTATTAATTGAAAGTGATGAACGCATTATTCCTGGCACGGTGAATATTACGGAGGAATCCGCAAAACGCCTGTGGGCAACGGCGGAAACCTATGATTTCGGCAAGATTGACGCCGGGGTGAATTATGAGTGAAAAACCTACCATTGATTTTGAGGCTGTACTCAAAGAAAGCGGGATGCCGGTCACTCAGGAAGAAATCGGCCAGCAGTTTACGGCGATTGTGAAAGCGGAAGGGATGATCACAAACACTTCCCGCATGTCACCGTTCTGGCGGCTCATTACCGCCATTGTGACCACGCCGGTACTGTGGATCAAAGACGTGCTGGTCAATACGGTGCTGGCCAATATGTACCTGGCCACGGCCAGCGGTGCCATGCTGCGGATGCTGGCCTGGGGGGTGAACCTCACGGCGAAACCGGCCAGCGCGGCAAAAGGGGTGATCCGTTTTTACAAGGAGAACGCCAGTCAGCCGGTGACCGTCCCGGCCGGAACCGTTATCCAGACGGAACGGATTAACGGCGTGACGTATGCTGTGGTGGTGGATGCAGATACGACGCTGGCGGCGGGCGCGGCCAGTGCGCTGATCCCGGTCACGGCGATGGCGGCCGGGAACGCCTACAACCTGGCACCGGGTTATTACCGCATTTTGCCGGTAGCGGTGACGGGCATCAGTAAAGCCGTTAACGAGGATGACTGGCTGTTAACGCCCGGCGCGGATGAAGAATCCGACGATGATTTACGCGACAGGTGCCGCAATCAGTTCAACCTGGTAGGCAACTACCACACCGATGCGGTGTATCGCAGCATGATTGCGGGCGTGGTGGGGTTAAGCGTTGATCGCATTTTCTTTGTGCATGACGCCCCGCGCGGTGCCGGAACGGCCAACGCCTATTTGCTGTTAGACAGCGGCGAAACGTCCCAGCCGTTTATTGATGCGGTGAATGACTACATCAGTACGCAGGGGCATCACGGCCACGGCGATGATTTGCAGTGCATGGCCATGCCAGAGACGCAGCACAATTTAACGGTCACGCTGTATGTGAATAACCCGGACAACATGACGGCGGAGGAAAAAGCCGCGCTGATTTCCGGCGTCAGCAATCTGATCCGCAGCGCCTTCCGGCAAAACGCGGAATACGACGTAAAGCGCACCTGGCCCTATTCGCGTTTCTCATTTTCGAACCTGGCCAGGGAGCTGCATAAACAGTTTGATGCGGTCGAATCCCTGGTGTTTTCCTTAGGCGATATCGTCAGTGAACTGAGCGTGCCGCGTTTGGCCAGCCTGAAAGTGGAGGTGAAAGGTGCCTGATTTCGCTGCCAAAATGAAAAGCCTGAAATTGCCGTCCTGGATGAACCGGGGCGAACCGGCCAGGTTGTTGAAAGCCGCCGTTAAGTTCTGGACGGGGATTGTGGCGTGGGTGACCTGGCCACTACAGCAGTTTGATCCGCTCACCTGTGCCGAGCCGCTGTTAAATCTTCTGGCCTATGACCGTGACATTGCCCGGTTTAACGGTGAACCGCTGTCACTGTTTCGCAAGCGCGTGGCTTATGCATTCGTGAATGCGCAGGACGCGGGTTCAGTTTCCGGGTTTATTGCCATCTTTGAGCGCCTGGGGATTGGCTACGTTGAATTGCTGGAACGCCAGGCGGGCATTGATTGGGATGTGATCATTGTTCGCGTGTCCGATAGCCAGATTTCAGACAACGCAGATTTGCTGTTGCAGATTATCCGTCAGTACGGCCGCACCTGCCGCCGTTATCAGTTTGAAGTGATCACCACGTCCGGGATGCGTATCCGCGCCGGATGGAACCAGGGCGAATACGTGTGTTATTCCGCCACCCTGGGCGTGAGTGAAACAGGAACCGCCACTTTTGGCGCAACGTTATAAGGAAATAACATGTCACAAACCGTGATTACGACAGCCTTTGAACAATGGAAAGCCGCACAGGCCGCCAATGGCCAGGCGGTTGTCCTGGATGAATTTGTGTTTGCCAACGTGCCAGGGCTGGACGTCAACGCGCCGATTAACCGCGCCGAAGTTGTCCCGCCAGCGGCGCAGATTGTGTATCGCCAGGCGGTTGAAAAAACCGGTCTGGTCAATCAGAACGCCGTGGTGTATTCGGTGACGCTGGGCGCAGATGTGGGTGATTTCGCGTTTAACTGGATCGGGCTTATCAATAAGGCCACCGGAAAGCTGGCCATGGTGGTACATGCGCCGCTACAGAGCAAAGTAAAGAATGCCAACGGTCAGCAGGGCAACGTGTTAACCCGTTCTTTCCTGATGGAGTACAACGGCGCGGAAGCCCAGACGTTGATCAGCACACCGGCCGAAACCTGGCAGATTGATTTCACGGCACGCCTGGCGGGCATGGATGAATCCCTGCGCCTGGCTAATCTGGATATTTACGGCACCGGGGCATTTTTCGATAACGGGTTTTTAGTGGCAAAAACCGGCACGCAATATTACGTGACGGCGGGGCTGGGCTACGTGGGCGGGCTGCGTGCCAACCTCGCGGCGAAAACCAATATCACCGTGACCACCAAGCCAATGAAGGTGTGGGCAGACGTGAGCTATCACGGCACGCTGACCAGCGAATACAAAACGGATATCAAGTTTACCCTGGCCACGGCGCTGAAAGATTACGTTCAGAGCGGCATTGCGCACTACGTGTTTGCCCTGGCCAGCATTGACGCGAACGGCGTGATCACGGATTTGCGCCCGCAGGGCAGTAGCCTGTATCTGCGCAGAGATAAAAATCTCACCGATATTTCTGATCCAGAGGCCGCGCTCAACACGCTGAACGGTGTGCCGAAAACACGCAAAATCAACAAAAAAGCCTTGTCTGATGATTTCGACCTGACAGCCGCAGACGTGGGGGCTTTACCCGTCATTCCTGGCGTGCTCGGCACAATCAATATCAACACGCTGAATCTGGCAAAAATCGGGGTTTACGTGCAGAGCACCGGCGCGAATGCCACGGTAGCCAATGGCTACCCGCCAGGCTCACAGGCGGCGGGTTTGCTGGAAGTGATCCCCGCGTCCTGGACGGGCGGCGTGTTGCAGCGTTACACCGTGCAAAACACCGGCATGGTGTGGACGCGTGCGCTGAATGCGTCCTGGAATGGCACCGATGGTCCGTGGCGTGACTGGGTGCAAGCCAGCGCGGTGAATTCCGTCACGGTGCCGTCGGCCATCCTGACAACCACGGATATCAATACCCTGGGCTTTGCCAGCGGAACCGGAAATGCCGCCCTGTACGCGCAGCCTAAAAACGCCAACGCCACGGCGGCGTTGCACTATCCGCAAGGCATCGCAGGCACGCTGTATGTCACGCCGAGCGCCTACGGGTGCCAGCAGATGTACATCACGTTCACGGGCAATATCTGGAATCGCGGGTTGTCCGGTGACTGGAACGGCGTGGATGGTCCCTGGAAAGAGTGGGTGCCAACGTACAGCGCGAATAACAAACCCACCGCCGCCGACGTGGGCGCGTGGACGGCCGCGCAAAGCGCCGCCAGTGAAAAGGCGCTGTCTGATGAGGTGGCGACGGCGTTTAAAATCCGCGCCAATTTAACCGCCACAGATTCACCTAATACATTGCGTGGCTCAGCCATGTTCGGGCATTACGGCGTGCCCGGTGCCGCCGCCGCGACCACGGACAAAGGCTATCCGATGAACGGGTTTGTCGGCGTGATTTTCGTGACCTGGGGACCGAATGCGACGCAGCAGATTGCCTTTAACAACAACGGGCGACAGTTTACCCGTGGTGCGTCGGGGGTATGGAACGGCGTCGATGGTCCCTGGACGGTCTGGAATGAAATTTACTGCCAGGCGAACAAACCGACACCGGCAGACGTGGGCGCATTACCCGCAGGCGGGACGGCCGTCGCAGCGACCAAACTCGCCACTGCCCGCAAAATTGCCGGTGTGGCGTTTGATGGCACCAAAGATATCGGGCTGAATGCGGATGATGTGGGCGCATTTCCCCGCGTGGGCGGTGATGTGAACGGTCGCGTCACGGCGAATTATCTCCGTGCGATAACCATCCCGCACCCTGGCGACGGGCAAGGGACCTATTTAGGCTGGAACGAAAGCGGCGGCCAGGGCGAATCCGACTTTGTGAACAACAGAGGCGGCGGCGTGGGGGGGTTTCTTTTCCGCACCGTTAATCAGGCGAATTCCGTACAAACGGGCTTTGTCAGATTTACCGGCACCGGTGACCTGGCGACACAGGGGAGTATTTCCGCCGAAGGCGGCGGGATTTATGAGATGGGGCAGCGTGTTTTCAGCCCCAATAACCGGCAGCCGGTCAATTCCAATACCGCTAATCTCGGCGGCGGCTGGTGGCGATGCGGTGACACGGGAATGATTAAGCAGTGGGGCGTCGTCAACAAAGGGAGTCGAGGCTGGTCAACGGTGAACTTTCCCATTCCCTTCCCGAGCGCCTGCGTCAACGTTCAGGTGACCGCCATCAATGGCGGCGGCGGGACGTTCAACGACAACTTTGGTACGGCGCAAATTATTAATAATATCGGTTTCACCTGTGGCCAGGACAGCGGCGGCAGTTATTGGGAAGCCACCGGCTGGTAAGGGACTATCAAGATGAATTATTTCTACAGTGCAGTCACTAATGCGTTTTACCCGGAACCTCTGAAAGCGGTTTATGAGGAGGCAGGAACGTGGCCGGAGGATGCGAAAGCCGTCACGGATGCAACCTATCAAAAATTTGGTGTTAACCCGATCCCTGATGGAAAAATCAGAATGCCCAATAAGGCGGGGATGCCTTATTGGGCGAATGCTCCAGAGGCGACGGCCGCCGAATTGCAAGATTTGGCGTTAAGTGAAAAGCAAAGGCGGATGCAGGTTGCGGTTAATACCCTTTCTGTTTTGCAGGATGCTGTTGATCTGGGCATTGCCACTGAGACGGAAACCGCCAGTCTGACGGCATGGAAGACATACAGGGTTTTACTTAACCGGGTTGATACAACGGCTGCGCCGGAAATCACCTGGCCGGAGGTGCCGGAAAATGTGGCGTAAGGCAACGTTAAGCATCCCGGCAGATATGCGCGCATTAACCTGTTCGGTGCTGCCGGTTCATCCTTGGGTTTACGGCGTTGGCCAGGCGGCGGGGGATAGCAGTTATTTAAGCCCGGTTAACGCCACGGAATACCTGGCCAAAAAGCTGGAAAGCGTCAATGACGAAACCAGCATTGTGGTGCATATGCTCAATGCCCCCACGCACACGGAATTTATGGGATTGCTGTCTGATTATGCCAGCGTGCTGCCGCTGCCGGTGATTGCCCAGGTAAAACGCCGGGCAGAGGAAGCGGCCGCACTTGCCATCACTAAAATGCAAATTCCCGCCAAGTTATCTGGCGGTTTGCCTGCGGCGCTGCCGCTTTCTACGGCCACCAATCGCCTGGCGGTGAATGCCCAGCGTATTGCGGCCGCTAAGGTGGACGCGGCGGCCGGTGCCAGTGCTGCCGGATTGTTGTCTGCGCTGAAAGACTTCACCGCGGCGCGGGGATCTGCCCTGACGGCGGCGGCTGATGCGTTAACCGCCCTGAAAGGCAAAACGTCCCCGGCGTGGGTGTTTACGGCCAAAGGGAACGGCGCATACCTGGCCGGAGAACTGCGCAAAAACATCCCGAACCAGGATTCTGTGTATACGCTGGCCACGTTATTTAGCGGGGCGGATTTATCTACGTTGGAGGCGATGATCCATGACGATAACCACACTGGCACTTAATGGCGAAGCCATCCCGCTGATGAATCTGAAAGTCACGCCAACCATGCAGTTTGCGGAAAAAGACCAGTCCGGGCAGTCATCGAGCACGGCCAATGCAGAGCAGGGGATTAAGGCCAAAGAACTGCGCGTATCCGGGACGGTATCCTTTCGGAATGTGGCCACGTTAAAGCGGCTGTTTGAGCTGGCGGAGGCAAAATCTGCCAGCGGTTCGTTGCAAGTTTACCGGGTGGCCAATCTGACCGCCCAGGCGATCAACTTCCGTGAAGGGACGTTCACCGGGGCGATTGATGCGCCGCAACAGGACAACAAAATGGCCTGGCTGGTCACGTTCACCCTGCGTGAAAAAATCAGCGTGGCAGAGAAAAAAGAAGCCCGCGCAGGCAGCAAAACGGCGGCAACAAAACAGGGGGCGGGCGGAGCCAATGGAAGTGGCAACGCGGCGGCCGAGAGTGACGAAAAACTGACGTGGTTTGAGCGCAAAGTGCTGAAACCGGTCAATGATGCATTGGGGTAAGGGATGAAACCCATTAAGCGGTTGTATTTGTCGAACGCGGCCACGCACCTGGTGGACGCCAATCTGGCGTTAGAGTTGAGCGCCTGCGGCCGGGGATTTATCACCGCGCAGACGGATGAAGATTACACCGGCAAACTGGTGCGCCTGGACGTGGGTTATCACGATCTGGTGTTGCGCTGGTTTACCGGTTTTGTTGAACGTTCGCAGCCTGCGGAAAATGGCTATCAGCGGCTTTTTGTGCGGGAACTGGTCGGCGTGTTTGAGCGTCTATGGCCATGTTCTTTTCAGCATCCCACGCTGCGACAAATCACCGGCTGGCTGACCGAGGAAAGCGGATTGACGTTTTCCCTGGCTGAAAGTGCCGCGTATAGCGACACGCCGATCCCCCATTTCACCCATTCCGGCACCGGCTATCAGCTGTTAGCCAACCTGGGGAAAGCGTTCAGCATTACCGATTACGTGTGGTATCAGCTGCCCGATGGTGGCGTTTTTGTCGGTGCGGCCGCTGATGCGCTGTTTGCCGGTAAGCCGGTGGAAATCCCTGCCGAATTTAACCAAAGCGTGGCCGGTGGCAATGCCATGACCGTGCCGCTGATCCAGTCTTTACGTCCAGGCGTAGAGGTGAACGGTCAGCGTTTGACTAAGGTCAGATTGCACAACGACGACATGGAAATCACCTGGACGCCGCGCAACAAAGCCACCGGCCAGGCATTGCAGAAAACGCCGTTTCAACGTCAGGTTGAAAGCAATTATCCAGAGCTGGCCAGCGGCTTGCACCTGCCGCAGTTCGCCAGGGTGGAAGCGCCCAGCGAAGACGTCAGCAACGGCAACATTGCCGATCCTTTCAGGCCGCGTTATGCCGTGGACTTGCAACTGTTAGACGCAGACGGCAATCCGGCAAAAGACACGCCGCTTTATCCGGCCGTGCCGCTGCCATTGCCGATGGCGGGCGGTGAGTCCGGCATGTTTCAGTTTCCACCGCCCGGCACGCTGGTAGAAGTCGGGTTTAATGGCGGCCGTGCCGATAAGCCGTTTGTGCGTCAAACCCTTGCCCAGGGCAACAGCCTGCCCGCCGTGAAACCGGGCGAACAGCTGCAACAGCAGCGTGATGGTGTATCGCAGCGGGTGACGGTGGCGGGCGATTGGGAACGGCAAACCGATCAGGTTATCCGTGAAACGTCCATGAGCCGGGTTGTCACAGCCGATGATGAAACGCGCACGCTGGTGGCCAGGGAAACTACCGTGCAAGCCACGGATAAAACCACGGTGCTGGGTAAAGCCACCTTGCTGGCCGGTGCAATTGTGCAGATTGCCCAGGGAGATTACAGCCTGGCCACGCAGGCCAATTATGTGGCCAGTGTCCAGGGCAACGCGGAAACCAACGTGATCGGCCAACTGATTGAAAAGGTCGGTAAGTTGCGCAGTAGCGTAGCAGGCACCCGCCAGGAAGTGATTGCGCCGGTGGTGTGGATTGGTAGCCAGTCGGTCAACGTGTGCCAACTGATGCTTGATACCTTGGACGTGGTGAAACAGCTGGCACAGCTGACGGCCGCGCATTCTCACAACAACACCGGCACGCCGTTAAACGCACCGGCCATTACGGATACAGGAAAAAAAACAGATGTATTGAAAAATAAATACACTGGAATCATTGGGTAAAATAGTTGTGTAAGATTTTATGGCTTGAATTTAAGCTAATAATGGATCAATGTAAGCAGGGGGTAAATAGGCTGCTGATGATTAGTAAGGAAAATATTTGCAATTAAATTATATTTAACTGAGAGGCGAAGGAAATATGAAGAAATTTGCAGATAGCTCGAAAGATGATATAAATCAGTGGTTTGTTTTATGCAGAGAAAAACAGCAACCTTATGTTTATATTGTTCCTAAAAGAAAATATGCTGTAGTCGAGTGGGACTATATGCAGTTTGATAAAGCAATTGAAGCCAACATGCGTCTTAAGGAACATGAAATTCATGTTTCGATTGTAAATTTATTAAAAAGTTATAAATTAAAGAACTATAGAATTGGCAATAACCCTTTGGTATGGACTCTTCGAGGAGTCTTGATTGAAGACGCTATGCTTATTGCCGAAGAACTATATGATTTATTTAATAAGTATGCATATCAAGATAATTCATCGCTTGCGATAGTAGAATGATTTTTTAACGATGAAGCCCGCTATGAGCGGGTTTTTTATTGCCCGCAAATAACCCGCCTCAATCGCACGCAGCACCGTGCAGCTTTCCATGTAACACCCTCAACCCTTTCAAAACGATCAAGCCGCCTGTGTAAGCCACTGCGGCCGTGCGCCCACGAAACAAAGCAAGACCAGACGGAAATCGCACTACACCGCACCCGCCTGCGCTTTTTGCGTTGGTAATTTTTTTCAGTTTTAAAATTCTACAAACCAGCCCGCCAGGACGCGCCGTGCCTGGGCTTTTCCCGTCATTCCCAAACTGAAAAGATTGAAAAGAATTTCAGTAAATTTCAGTTTTCTGGATCTGTGGAGGATCGAGGGAAAATATCAACCAATTGAAATTTAATGAAATTGTTTGGTTTTTGTCTATCTGACGGATCGTTGGGAAGATCAAACCAGTTTGCCCGAAAATACTATTTGGTCAGGCGTGGCGCGGTCTGCGGGTGGGAGGCGGGTATTTTGTAAAACTGAAATTTGTGTAATTGCTATACTGTAATTATATACAGTAAAATTGTTTCAGCGATGGCAGAGCAAAAGCGGCAAAAGGTGGATTTTATGCGTTCGTTGAAAATTTGCAGTGCGGTGATTTATTTCATGGCGAAGGGGGAGAAGTTAACCAGGAGACAGGTTTTCGGGAATCAAGGCAACCCAGTGTACGCAATCTGGCCGGTGGGCAGGCAATGGGGTGTTTCTTACCACGATGGCAAAAGGTGGGTGTCTCTTTCGTTTCTTCCGCTAAGTTCTGAACATGCTGCGTATGACTGCGTAATAGGCCATTACTATAGAAATTTCTGAACGGCGTCAGTTGAATCTGTCAATACTATGCCCCCTATGAAACTAATGAACTTCCCAGTTCATTGATATTTAAGTATTTTCAAGTAGTATGATATTGCCATGAGCAAAGGCTTTTTAAAAGGTATCAAGCGGATCTGGAGCATTAGTCAGTTTTCTTACGAATATGAATTTGAGTTCACTGTCTGTTTTCAACTTGGTGTTTAAATATTCTTCAAAAACATCCTTATAACCTTGATTGAATATTACGTTAAATGTGTTTCTTGAGGTTTGTATAATAGATTTAAAACAAGGCGATAGCGTAGTTCTGAATTCGTCATACACGTCTCTTTGAACGACAGTTTCAGCTTCATTACCTAAAACTAAACTTTTAAGTACCTGTTTGCGTAAAGGATTCGGATGAGATAGGAACTCTTCGGCTCTGCTGAACCTGAATTGAGGTATTCTTAGGATGGCTCGATCTTTGATTGCCGGATTTATACGCCAAAGATTGGCTACAGGTGAAATCTCTGCAACATGCTCAATGAATTTATGCTGCAGCAAGTATTGCAATGCAACTCTTTTAGGCTCTTGCAGGGTGTCGGAGTTCACGGAAATATTTGATTTTGAAACAGAATCTAGAAAGTCTAATTGTTCCCCAGTCAAATGATCGAACAACTCATCAAATTTTCTCTCTGCATTACGTTTGTGCTCCTGGCGTGCTGCAAATCTTCTCTGATTTGATGCAGTTGCTTCTTTTCTCTCCATTATCGCCGAGTGCAATATTTCACAAAATTTCAACACTGCAATGCCGGAGCAAATGCCCACCCCTAAGCCCAACAAAACCGATAGGTAAATTGACCAATCAACACTCAGGCCATGACTTTCAGCGAAGGGAGCGATTGTAGTTAGTGAAAATGAAATGGAGATAGCTATAAAAATAAATCGAATGCCGCCAGAGAAGTTCATAGTGGCAAGAAGGATTTTATCCAAGAATGGAGGTAAAGGCAT